CGCGAAATTTTAATCAGCGAGTCAGCTTGGGAAGAAATGACCTGCTTATTCGCACCTTCCCTAGGTGTCGGTTTCTCATTGGTGGAATATACCTTGATCCATTCAGAGCGACCGTTTTCCTGAATATTTCGGACGCGTAAACGTGGTGCGCCAGAAGTATTACAGGTTAATTGCCATGCGCCATGCTCATTAGCTTGAAGGTGAATTAATGCTGTGTCGGTTGAATATGGATTACCGCTAGCAGTTCCCTTGTAAGTTACGAAACGGTTTCCGGCTAATGCCTCGCTATCAATTGGACCCGTGAATGGATTTACACCAGCACCCAAACCAAAATCACCCTGACGTAAGATCCGGCCTTCGGTAGCAATACCCCTTGCCAGAATCCCGCCATCTGGTTCAAGTTTAAATTCCAGTGTTACAGCTTTGTTATCACTACCACGGGTTTTATGTGATGTGACGTAAGCATCATAGATGACATAGTAACCAGTGTTAGCAGCACTATAGCCAGAGTTCACAACATAGAACATACGGAAGCGTAAAGGTGTTTTATCCTCTACCGCTTTCATCAACATTGCTTGATGTTCATCGTCAAGAACACGGTTTAATGTGAGTGTTGTCGGTTCCAGTCTACGATAACCAGCAAGTTTCCCCGTAGCGTCCTGATCGTACTCTTCCAGAGTTTCTATCTCTGTGGATTCGGTTAGCGTAGGGAATGCGGCGACGTTCTCAATAGAACTAAAGCTAGGATCGAAAAAGTCCGGCTGGCTATCGATCATAGTAGACACGGAGACTTCAACATGTGATCCAGTGAAAATATCTAAGTTATCTTGTGTAATATTCATTATTACCCCTTAAAAACGCGCTAGATAAGAAAATTTAAGGCTAAGTGTCCCAACGATACCCCCATCACTAGAATCATCGTCATAATCGGTATTAGAAGCTACTGGAGTGATATCTGAAATAGAGAAGCCCAAATCTTTAAATCGTGGGTTATCCGGCTGAATCTGGATTATCTGGCAAATACCCTCATGAATTTTGGTTTCATGAATTTGAGAATATAATTGCATTTCGATAACGCATTCAGCTTGCATTGCATTACCACCACGGACCCTAGTGTAAGTCTCATTCATTCCGGTAATCCAACACACCACGTCATCGCTAAAACCAGTTTGCGTTTGTTCTACGTTTAAAGCCAGACCTAGATCTTGTTCGATAATATCCTGTAAAGCACGTTTAATCTTAAGACGTGGCATATTATTAACGGTAGCGAGCATGTGCACCCCCTGCTAAAGTGATAAAGCAATCACTGGTATTGTCACCATTGCGCTTAATGTATTGAACTTTGAAACGCTGATTTTCTACAATGACAATATCACCCTGCTTTAAGTCTCCCTCACGACAAAATAGAAATTCTGTTTCTGTCATTACCCCTGATTCGTCGGTAGTAGTAATTTCATGATAAGCACGAATTGATTTACCACCTTCCACCGAAAATACAGGAGCACTTTTAAACATTCTTGATAATTGTGATTCTGATAATTTGAACATAGTTACCCCCCTTTATGGAGTATTTACATACAAAAAAGCCCCACCGTTAAGGCAGGGCTAATTATTATTCTTTAGTTTTACGCTGTTTTTTAGCTGTGGCTTTCGCCTTAACCGTCTGGGATTCTTCTTCCGGTTCAGGAATCAGATTTTCTTCCCCCAAATCGGGGGAAGGTTCAGATGGTTCTACAGGAGTTCATTCAGCGGAGATGTGAAGAACTTTCAGCGCTTCCGGCTGGGTTACAACGTAATCCAGATCTACCCAGATACGCGGAACGATAGCAGACTGTGCGCGGTAGGTAGTGTCATCAATGTCAAGTTCCAGACCACCCCATTCACCGATGGTAATAGCGTCGAACGATCCCAGAACGATGTGGTCTACCGGAATAACACCAGAAGTAACTACGTCGTAACCAGCCAGTTTACCGTTTTCGATGATATAACCGGAAACACCGTTATCTTTCAGGGTAGATTCCAGTTCAGCAGCAGTTGCACCGCTCATTGCAAACTTGATCGCCTGAGCAGGAACGCCAGCGTCGGTCAGTTTAGCAATTTCTTTCAGGAAGTCTTTATAAGAGAAAGCAGCTTTCTTCTCTACGCGACCAGCATCTACCAGTTGTTTAATCACACCAGCCGGACCACGAGCATTTTCTTTGTCGGACAGAATCAGTTGTTCCAGTTTGATGCGAACAGCCTGGTTAATGTGATCAGTGATCAGGGTAGCGATGCCGGGTACGGTCTTGAGGCTAGCTCTGCTGATCGGATTCCCACCAGCAAACGTCTTAGGAGCCATTTTCACGTTTGCAAATTCAGCTTTACCTTCCGGCGCAGCACCGTTTTCATCAACGAAGCCGAAAGATTCAACGCTGGAAGCGGTCATTTTAGGAATAGCGGTCGGCGAAGTCAGACCAGACAGGACTTTCACACCAAGACGACCCAGAACGGATTCCGGCAACAGCATCGCTACATAGGAATCATTCAGCAGTTTTTCGTCGGTTACAGCGGTCAGAGTAGCTTTGGTGTTACCATCAGCAGCAGCACGCATAGCAGCAGTCGGAACGAATACAGAGCCACCGCGAGCAGCACGACCACGCTGCATAGTTGCAGTAGCAGCCATTGCAGAAAACTCGGCTTCGTGAGCACCCAGAGCTTCACCATCTACCAGAGAGCGAATTACGTTGTTCAGGTCAAAAGTTTTTTCCATTTTAGAGTCCTTAATTTGTTGTTCGTTGTTACGTTGAGCAGTAGCGATTTTATTTAGTGCCTTAGTGCGGAATGCTTCCGGCGTCATGTCTTTAATTGCCAATGCGCGTTTCAATTCTTCGTCGTCAATATTTAGTTCCCGCGCGATCTCGCGGATTTCTAATTCGTCTTCTTCGGAACGTTCAGCCACTTCTTCGATTTTTTCTTCTTCAACCGGAGCGGCTTCACGTTCTTCTTTTACTTCTTCTGTTTCCCGAACAGTTGAATTATCATCATCAACACTTTCAGGATGTTCAGCGTCTTTTCCGTCTTCGAGATTTTCATCTTCTTTATTCTCTTCAACTTGGCGCTCTTGAGTTTCTTCAACTTTCGGTTCTTTATTTTCTTCTACCGGAGTTTCTTCAACCTGAGCGGGTTCTTGTTCTTCTTTGATTTCTTCGATTTGTTCTTTAGTCATATCGCGTTTAGCCTCCAAATTAACTGTGATAGTATTTAGAGAGCGATTTAAACCGACCGTATCGTCTGCGGGAACGGTGACAAATGAGAGTTCATAGGGTGCCCACTTAGTAACAATCAATTGTCCTTTGGTGTAGTCGATGTGATATTCTTTAATGTCATAACCGACAGAAATTTTTTCCATCGTACCTTCAATGACTTTATTGCGAATATCATTAGCCAAAGTGCCATGCTTAGAGAATTTAACCAGAGCACGACCTACGTTATCCGCATCGATTCGAGCGTTACAAACGACACCAATGTGATTATCGAAATTATGATTAAACAGCAACGGAGCGTTATTATTCAGACGAGACAGATCAACCGCTTCCGGTGTATGTACCAGAATTTCATCTAATACCACCATTTCTTGATTTTGCTCATCCCAGAATTGGCGCTGATAAGGCTGTTCACTGGAGAAAGCAATTTCAAATTCGTATTGATCGTTATGCCCTTCGTTAATAACTCCACCGTAACCGTTAAGATCGCGGCGAAATTTAAGCATTTAATCACCTTTAATTAATTGGGGGCATTGCGCCCCCGTTGGTTATTAGGGATCGGTTTGAGAAGGGTTATCCTTGCTCTCACCATCAACGATAATATTTAGTGCGCTCTTTTCGGCTTGAATCTCTGAGAATACTTTTTCAGGATCATCACCACGTTCTAATATAACGGCAGTACGTGATTTAAGACCATTTTGAATTAAAGCAATCTCGGCGTTTACGTCTTTAATTGGATCGACGGATTCAAAACGCGGACGAATAATAGTTGTATTATCGATAATATGCGGGATTGCAGTAATACGAATCGGAACAATACCACGCGCGGAATAATGTCGAAGGTAACTTTCGAAAATAGGCAATACAACCGTCTCAATTAATTTGTTTTGCAGTGCTTTAATTCGGTTACGCTGAGTTAATTCACCAAAACGTGCGGCTGAGTAGTTGATCTGTGAACAATCTCCTGTTAAGCCCTGTTTGAACACGCCTAAGCCCATTGATACGCTAGTAAACATCGCATCATTGAAGGAATTGAAATCATCACCGCTTTGCGTCGCCTGGATGCTCTTGATCGTTGCCCCTTCCGGCAATTCCTGAATAGTACCCGGTGCAAAGTCCTGTACTACTTCCGGCGCTTGATATTGTTCATCCTCTTCACCAGTATCAAAATCGTCACCAGAATCTTTCGGACGTTCAATAAAGCCCATAGAGCTAGCTGCAATACGTTTCTGGACGATCGCGGTTTCGCGGAACGCTTCTTGATGCGCAATATCCTTAATCACTGGCAGGAAGTCAGTCACACCACGTAAACTTTCCGCGCACAGTGGCTGGTAGTAGTGGCACACCTGAGAAGCATCTACGCGATAATTTTCGCCAGTGTAGGTCTGAGTCAGTAGATTGATTTTTCTAAACCAGTATGCTACAGGGCGCATTGTGTCTACGTCATACTCAATCCCCTGATAGATCGCACGTTCTTTGCTTATTTCACGACTAAGCGACCAGTCGCACCTATCAGCAGACAGAATAGAAACTTGTAACTCATTGTTCTCTTTGGTTAAAACGATGAAGCATTCTCCACCCTGAACACGTTCAGATTCTGCCATTGCCAGCATTTCACGGAAGTTAAAGCGACCGTTGCGAGAGAAGCGTTTAGCACTCTGCGCCCACTTCCAGAAAGCATTCTCGATCTGCTTATTCAGTGCGGTGTCAAGTTTGCCATTTGATTTAACGATTGATGGTTTCGGATCAAGCCCCGTACCAACAACTTGGTCAACGATATACTGCTTGTATCGCTTACCTACAGCATTGTTTATAGCCAGAGTACGACCCTGATCATAAAGGCGCTTACCGTTTGATTTGAGAGCCTTATTGAAGGTTCCTGTAATGGTGTCTTGTTGAAGTGATCCATCAATACGATCACCAACCAGTCCTAAACTACGAGTCGCCAGAGATTTCTGGAATTTTTCTACTTGTTTGTCGATGAAAATTTTTGGTTGTTGCTGGCGGTGATTAGTTTTAACTGGAGTTTCTACCGCCTTTTTGCGTCGAAAAAGATTAAACATGATTTACCCCTTATCGCGTAAGACGTAATTTGATATTTTTAATCGGGCTAATTCCCTGTTTACGTCGTTCGGCTTGAATTAATTTAGATAACTGACGTTCATAATCAGTCTTCAATTGCTGGAGAACACCCAATGACTCATAGGCGAAAGTATTCCCTTTCACGGTCATTTGAGATAATGCGGCTTCGTCCCCAGATAAACGGGCGAAAATAACTTGCTCGATTAAGGCGATAGTTTCCCGCAGATATTCTTTTTTGGATTGTTTGGCGAATACTGGCAATACAGTTAATTCCTGCATTGATACCAGTTCATCTTCCAAAGTTGTTACGATGGTATATTTACCTTCGGCAAAATCTAAGGTTTTAATCTCGTGATTAGCCGGAGTATCATCAACCTGATAAATGATACCTTTACTATTTCCTACCTGAATTGTTACACCCTCTTCATTCGCCAGCGTGACTTTTTCGCCTTTACGAATTACTAAGGGAATTAGTTCTAAACTCATAATTACCCCTTATTTAATTGTTATTGGATTAACAATATTTAGGAGTAAGCCGCCCCGAAGGACGGCGAGTTATTAGAACGATGTTACCCAGCTACGGCCTCTATTTGGGCGTCTGGCGATGTTTTTACGTTGTGGTCGTGTGATTGGCTTATTTTCTTCGATTTGCTCGTCAGATTGCGATTTAGGAGCTTCTACGGGTTCTTCGACAACACGGTTTAAGCTGTCTTTCATTGCAATGAGTTTATCCCATGACATTTTTGAAAGGACGTAGCGAGAAGCAGCATAGCTATAAACCAGACAGTCGAGAGCCTCGTTTCGGGTACTACCTGGATTTTTCACCCAACGCACGCCAGTAGTAGTACGCTTGATGGATTCACTCAAAAGCTGATCGAGATAATCATCAGGAACGGTTTCTGATATTTCTAAGCCGATGTGAGGATTGTCTTTCAGGTTTCTAACCAGCATTTCACGAACAGCAGATTTCCCAACGTTAACACCCAACATAAGCAATTCATGACCACCTGTGCGGGTAGGTTTAACCGGAATCACTGGAGCATTACCGGATGAACTACCTTTGATCGCGTGTAGGTTCTTCCACTTGCCACAAATACGGTATCCGGCTTGAGTGAATCGACCGTTCGATGTATCAAGGAAGCTGGCGAGCATTGGCACACGTTCACCATTAACGTTATAGAATTTGGTTTTCTTGAAGTTAACCAGACGATCCCAAACAGGTGATTCATATCGTTCACAGTTATGATCGTAAAAGCTGCGGTGATCCAGAATGTAAACCTTATCTTTCGCTACACCTAAGATGGTAGATTCTGCGCGGTCCAATTGCTGGTCGATTCCTGAACACAAGAAAATCACGTCATCAGGGATATTCTCGATAGAAACATCTGTTTTGAGTTGTTCCAGTTCATTTGCTTCTACTGCCGTGTCCTGATCGTCGTATACCTTGCCTAACACGGTGTTATAAAATGATTGTAAATCAAAGGATTGCCACGCATGACTAAAATCAACCACACAAGCGCGGATCGTGCTGAAAGGTGAATACAGACGGCTAATCCAGAATCCTGCTACTTCACTTTCACGGGTTGCTCTCCACTCGCCTTGCGCTACTGCCCTGATTCGTTCCCCTTCTGTCCATGCGTTCTTACAATGGGGGCAAATATAACGAGCGGTATCAGGATCGGGTAAATTCTTACCATCGATGTTACGCCATTCAAACTGTACGTTTTCCCACTCGATCACCTGGTGTCTACCGCAATGAGGACACGGAACAAAAAACATACGCATATCACTTGATAACCATTGCTGGTTAATGCTTCCGAGCTTACTGGTCGGGGTACTGGATACGACTAATCGACCTTCATCGCCAAAGGTAGTTAAACGGTTAGCAGCCAGCGCCACCGGATCACCTTCTTCTGAGGCTGTAGCAGCATCGATTTCGTCAAGCAATCCAACCTTTGCGGTCTTACCACGTAGGGTTGATGGACTGGTAAGCGATACCATGTACAGGAAGTGATTCGTTTTTAGCTGTAGCTGGTTATTGTTGTTAACCGCATTGCGATCATTCTTGTCTGTAACCACGTCTTTTAATGCATCACATGCTTCGATGGACGGTCGGATCTTACCCGCGAGATATTGAGACATTTCTTTAGCGGTTGATTGTCCGATAATCATATTGCATGGATCGTTAGCCATCTGGTTAAACAGGATACCGTTTAGGATGGTAGTTTTTCCGATCTGCGCACTGGTCATCAGTACATACTTTTTCTTATTCTCAAGGAAAGGAGCATCAATCATGCCTTTCTGGAATGACAGCAATTTAACTTTATCCCCCGCTTGAGGACCATCTACCAGCACCATATTAGCTTCGCACCATTCAGAAGGAAGGAGCTTAGGCGGTGGAGTGATATATTTTGCGGCATTTTTAAGAATCTTTTTTAATTTTGCCTTATTTGAAATCAGTTTCATGTAATTACCCTCATTACGAAATATGAAGGTATTTATTAAATTGTTGATATTTTGATAAATATGGGTATTAATTAAAGGGGGTTGTATGCTAATTAATCAGCAACAAAGAGATGAATTAGAATTAGCCTTGTCTTGTACCGATCATGAATATCGTTTGCCAGTTAAGCATAAGCATTTAAAAACCGACTACACTACATCTGGCTTTAGTCGTGAGGAAGCGAAAGAGATTTTAATAGAGTTTTACCGTGATAATGGCTATAGAGACGTTCACAACTTCTTTAAGAAGCATAGAACATCACATACAGAGTTCCAGAGAGTCCGAGATTGGTTTGATTTTGATATCAAGCGTTATTATCGAGTGGATGACGGTCCGATCTATCGGTTGCAGTGGACACCGATCCGAGAAGTGTTGAAACAGAAGAGATTGAATCACGCAATTACACGCTATCGTAACGAGGCTTTCAAGAAAGGCTATGGTGATACAAGGGAACTATTCGTTGAACTCGCTAACGTGCGTTATAGCCACTATTACAACGATCCTAAAGGGTTCTTTGAAGTGCTTCGCAAGGTTGATATAAGTCGGGGTACATACTATTCACGGTTGAAGAAGTACGGGATTAAGGCAGAGTTCTTTATGAGTATTGACGATGGAGAACTTTTTCCGATAAAATGTAAGTCCTCTAAATAAAGGTGAACATTCACTTTAATTTGGAGAAATGACTATGACTACTAAAGCTACTCGCGGTCGTCCTTGCCGTTTTAACGCTGAACAGATGGCTGATATTGCCTACGCTTACTATACAGCGGATCGTGGTAAGGAAGCGAAAGAACAGATTCTTAGTGAACATGGGATCTCAATCGCCCAATTCTATAAGAATATGAAGAAGTTAGACATTAAATTCTATGTTCAGATCGGTGATGGTCAGATCGTAGAAGCAACAGGTTTTTGAGTTTTGATTCTCTTTGCCACTCTTCGGAGTGGCTTTTTTATATCCGCTCAAAAACTGAGCACATCTATAGATGGCGCGAAAATTCGCGTGATGTAGATACAAAAAAGCCCCTGAAATTCAGGGGCAAAAATTATCACAGTCCGAAGTGTTCCAGTGATCCAACATTCTGGCGGAGACGTTCAGCCGCTTTGTTTTGAATCAGAATAGTGTTGTTCGGCTTAGGAAGATTCAGAGTTGCTTTTTGTTCTTCTTCCAGAATACCCAATTCAACCAACACAGGAAGAACATCAACAGTAAACTCAAGTTGGTAGTGAGCATTCATGCGGCAGAAAGACAGAGAAGAGTCATTAGCAACATACCCACACGGCTTGTTATTTTCATCGTAGACGCGCTCAATGTAGCCAGCAGTACGCAAGGCCGTTAGTGCTTCTTTAACCTTCGTAGCGCCCTTTTTAGCGCCTAACAGACGGGTCATTGAATGGCTATCTACGGATTTGCGAACATGAAGTTCAATCAGCTTTTTATTTTCGCGAGTTTTCTTTAATGCCAGTTCGATCCAGTCGGTTTCTTCAAAGTCTGCATACGGGTTAACAGCTAAACGTTCCTGACGCAGTTTTTCATTTTCTTCTTTCAGTCGTTTCCATTCCTGAATAACGATCATTCGACGCTTAACATCGTAACCAGTGACAAGAGTCAGCGTCATTTCTTCGTCTAAGTGATATACTGGTTCTTTAACAGCATATCCTAAGTTATTGATTCTCTCGACAAATTCAGTTTTGAGCTGATCGATAATACCTAAAGATTCGTACATTTCGCGAATATCGCGCATTACATTGCTGTGCTTCTTATCGGTAAATTCAGCGATCTGACGAGAAGACATGGTCAGCGGTTTGGTGTTATCAACAACCAGAGACACGGAAGCAGTTTTAGCAGTATTCATAACGGTAACAGTATTCATAGTAAGATTCCCCTTAATTAACGGTTTTGCGATTTAATCCTCCGTGTTCCGGCAGCATCACCGGAACATTTTTATTTATGATAGAAATTTATTACCAATCGATTTCTACTTGGTCTTCTTCATAATAAGGAATCGCATATTCATAACGCCAGTTTTCGATGATTTCACGTTCTTCATTAGTAAGAAGGTGATTGCTAACTGGAGTCGCATTGTGATTACCAGCTTCGAATTGCTCGCGAACTTCCAGCATTGCATGAATACCAGTTAAGGACATCAGATCAAACGGAACATGCATACTACGGGAGATAGTTTCACGGGATACGCCCCAATCATTTTCTACATGGCTAGGGCTTACAGAAACGGTTTTGCCGGAGATTTTAACAGTCCAGTCATACAGGGATTTAGTGATGGTAAATTCTTTCATGTTACATCCTCTTTACAAATCTAGGTCAAATAGGTTCAAAGTTGTCAAGTGCGATAATCATAAAAAAGTCAGAAAATTTTGTCAACACACCTTGACAAGACGCCAAAGTGTTGACCTAACTTACAGCATATCTAAGCCTTCATCGTAACCGTAGAAGCCATTCTGAGAAGAGAAACAGATTGGTGTGTAGTCGTCGTCATCTTCGTCTTGTTCATCGTGTTCTGGGGCTTCCTGAGCGGGTTGTTTACCATAATCAGCCATAATCTGGTCAAGATCGGCGATCCCATAGTAAGAGCCTAAATCAACGTCATATTCACGAACATCAAACGGCAGGTCATCACGAACAATAATTGCCGGAATGTTGTTGTATTGTTCACGACCTTCATCAGTAAAGCAGTCTACGATCACCGTAGGGCGACCATTACGTTTAAGAGCATAGAAAGCAGTTGAGAAATTGGAGTCTTCGGAATGACGAATGATGTTATAACCACGATTAGCGAAAACATGCATCATAGCCAGATTATCATCATGGTTCAGACCCAGAAGAATGAAAGGAGTTTTAGTATTGATCATAGTGGAAATCCTCTAAAAGAAAGTGAATCAAACAAAGTACACTATTATTTATAACGAGAAATTTTTGTCTAATTTGAAAGGAATTGGTATTCAGTCGGCTTCGCCTCCTTCATAGATTTTGATTAAATCATCATCAAAACGAAGAAGTATCTTTAGAATATAAGAATCTTTCTTTTGGAGAAATTATAATCAGGAAGCAATTTAGCAACCGAAGGTTGCAATCCCGAAGGGATACCAATACCTTTCATGATCATTAAAGTGATCTAGAATCATCTAGTAACCAGTTAACTACTATTATCTTCAAAGTGATTATTACTATCTTTCTAGAATCAGTTAGTAACTAGTTTAAAATCCCTTTCAAGAAAATCCTTTCAGAAGTGATTCTCGATGCCACGCAGTGGCGTCGCAGACGTTTGAGAGTGAGCGAAGCGAGCGAGCAAACTAGTTAATTCCTTCTAAGACCATCTAGTATCATCTAGTTTAAATTAGTGTTACTAGAAGTAATTGGTTAGCGCTTCGCGCAGTCGGGCTACGCCCTCCTAATATCTTTTTGGTTATTTGTTGTTTTTAGTTTTACACATGAGCGTAGCGAATGTGTTATATAATATCTATGCACGCCCGATCCCCCGTTTTTGCCCCTCGCTAAGTTAATGTTTTATAAAGAGTTTTTCTCACCAATCCTTTTCGGGGGCAAATTTCAGGGGCAAAAATTAGATTTTCAGGGGCAATTATTGGCATTTCAGGGGCAAAAATGAGGGGCAAAATCACTGTTTCCCAGAATTTCAGGGGCAAAAATAGTAGGTTTCAGGGGCAAAAATGGGATAGTGAAATCTAGGGGATTTTGGTTCAGGGGCAAAATTCAGGGGCAATTTTCATAGTGTAGTGCTAGTGTAGGTTTGAAAGTCCTTTCTTGACACTATGTAGGTTTGGTGCTATACTTGACAATTCGAGAAAAAATGTGGTATAATATTTGTATTGAAAGTGAAAATTTACCGATTTTCCTTCCTATTGTTATCACCGTGTTAAATTGTTATATGTTTGTGAAGATTTGGATCTGAGAGAAAATCTTGTAACAAATCTTTACAATTCATAGCTCAATTAATGCTCACCGCTTTAGCAAAAAGTGCTATGCCTTTTTCTAAATTGATTGAATATACATCAATTTGGTTAATTCGTGCTCTCCGCTTTAGCAATTCGTGCTGCGGTTTAACACATTTAACACTTCTGATAACATCTGAATAACATTTTAACATATCTCTGTTATAAATACATATATAAGAGATAAATGTGAGGGGTTGAAAAATAAAATACAATCCCCATATAAATAATAGTGAGCGGTTAACGCTCTTTTTTAAGAAATCATTAATCCACATTGTAGGAGGATTCGAGATGGCACGACCTGTTAAGTTCACTCGCGAAATCATCTTAGAAATGGCTAAACGCTACTTTGAGTTAACGCCGGGTGTGAGAATTGAAGAGTGGTTTAAAAATGAGGGTATCGATAAATCAACCTTTCATAAACTCTTAAAGAAGTATGACATTAAAGTAAAGATAACCGCAGAGGTTTACTGATACTTTGACTGAGAATTATATGATGGCTTTAAAAAAAGAAAAAGCCTCCCTTGTTGCAGCAAAGGAGGCTTGAAATGAACAATTAAAACTAACTTTCCACGGAGTATTTATAATGTTATTTTCCGCTAACTTTTTCACTAACGAAGTAACCAACGCTAAAGCAGTTATCAAATTTGGCACCGAAGCAAACAAGAAGATTCAGCCGAAAGTTGTTGCTCATGTTTCCTTTGCGCAGCAGAAATCCGCTTTCGCTGGCTTTAAAGCACATCGTGAAGCACTGATCGCGGCTGGCTTTGGTGTTGACGGTAAACTGCCTAACGGCATTCGTAAAGCAATCGACCGCGTTAAACCTGCTAAAGACGTTGCAGTAGACCACATCGTTACTTTTACCGTTAAGAACTCTTCTGAACTGTTCCACCTGGTTATTGCTGGTGATACTGCTATCGTTTCCGCTCCTAACATGGATTTTCAGGATACCGCTGATTGCCAGATCACCTTCGGTCGTCGTAAAGAAGTTACCGGAAAAGCTAAACTGAACTTCACTAAATCCGGCAATCCTTACTTTGCTGTATTCTTTAACAGCCACGCTACCGAAAAAGAAGTTGTAGAACTGGTTGCTTATGAAGGTGAAGAGAAAGAACGTATTGAATCTTGCGAAGCATTTCTGGAACTGGAAGCACAGGTGAATGCTGTTTCTCCGGTTGTTGAAGATCGCTTTGCTGCACTGGAAGCACAGATCGCAGAACTGAAAGCTGCACTGGAAGAAAAAGACCAGATTATCGAAGCACAGAAAGCTGAGATTGAAGAACTGAAAGCTAAAGAAGTTGCTCCGGTGGCAGTAGTTGAAAACGCGGCTGATGAGGCCGCAAATGATGAAGTAGAAGTGAAAATCGATGTGATGCGTGATCCGATGGCTGCACTGCAATTACTTCGTTCTTTTAAGGGCAAATCTCATTTTTCTAGTGATGTAGAAGATGAGGAAGAAGAACAGAAACGCAATGCTGCAATGCTTCATGATGAAATGTACGGTACTAACTTTTCTTACTGCCAATAAAAAAGGGACTCCGAAGAGTCCCTAGTAAGTTTAGGTTAGGTTTGCACAACAAAGATGAGGTTATAATGAACATAATGCTACATTATTCTTTAAAGCCAGAAAAATAACCGCCCCGAAGGGGCGGGAGGATTAATACTCAATCTATACTTGTTATGTTTTTATGTTGTATAGTCACTGACTATGAAAACACTGTACTGAATGTGTTTTATGGCTTTTAATCGGGAACTCTCTTTCGAAAATTCCCTGTTAAAACCACATAAGGAGAAATGGCAGATTACAATATTATTTAGTCTGTTTGAAAACAAACGTTAAAAATTCGATTAAGCAATATACCCAGCATACAGTAAGCAGTAGATGCATAGAAATAGCCGGATGGAAGTTAAAAAGTGTCATACTAACTAGGCCAACAATATAAGAAATTCCCTCGACAATTAACGCGAGACTAGAAAATGCAACAAACGCACCTAAGAATAATTCAGCACGTTCTCTATTTTCGGTTCCGAGTTTATAAGCAGAAATAACAGCCAGAATAGTAATGATGACAGCATAGGTAATAAAAGTAGCCATAGTTTTATATCCTCTTAAAAGTTAAGCGGGGGATGTTCTCCCCCGTAGACGTTGACCCGTTCAACATCTTTCATACATTTATTTATAACGCGTTTTAAGACACATCAAATTCATCGTCTTCTTCTGGTTCTTGTTCTTCCGGTTCATCCATTAATGGTAATTCTTCTTCCTCGTCTTCTCCCAAATCTGCATTTTCGAACAAGTCCCCTACTTCATTTAAACGACGCTCGATGATCTCCCTTAGCTTATTCTTCAATGTTTTCTGGTCAGTGGCAGATTCGAGAATTTCTAAAGCGTCGATTGTGGCGATCTGCAAAATAGTCTGCTTCACTTTTCCGCAATATTCCGCTAGTTGCTGTTCTACATACCCGACGGGAATCAGGAGATTCATTGCTTCCTGGTTCTCTCGTTCGGCTGCGTCCGCTAATGCTCTCTCGCGGCGTAACTTCTCTACGTCGATTTGTTCTTTGACAGTAGCCCCCTCTGTCAGGATAGTTGTCACCCCCATCGAAAATACTAATGACAAGATGGGAACAGATCGTGAAACGAATTTCACCAGAACGTAAATCGGCTGCACTGGCTAAATTACTACCGCCTTACAACATGACCGTCACCGCAGTTGCGCAGATGGAAGGGATATCGGAAGCTACCCTTTATTACTGGCGTAACAAGGCGAAAGCAGAGGGAATACCGGTGCCGGGTGCAAACAAAACTACAGACCAATGGTCAGCCGAAGCCCGGCTGGCTGTGATTATCGAAACAGCTACACTCAGCGAAACAGAACTCGCGCAATACTGCCGTAAAAAAGGGCTTTACCTGGAACAGATTAGTCAGTGGAAACAAGGCTTTTTGCAGGTGTCTTCGCCCACTGACAAAGCGGCGCTCAAACAAAGCCAGAAAGAAGTTAAACAACTAAAACGCGAACTGCTTCGTAAGGAAAAGGCGCTGGCGGAGGCGGCAGCGATACTGGTGCTGCGAAAGCAGTTGCGGGATTTTTACGGGGAAACCGACGAGGACGACTGACGCCCGGAACAGAGCGGCAGGCACTTATCGGTTACGTGCGGGACGCGATGGCGTCAGGAGCTCGGCTGTCAATAGCGCTGACGGAAGCGGGATTAAGTGAACGGACGTGGCGACGCTGGCAAACGTCGTGGGAAGACAAGCGTGTCAGCACGGTCAGGCCCTCCCCGGTGAACCAGTTAAGTGAGCAAGAAGAGCAACAGATACTGGCAGTGTGCCATCAGCCAGACTACGCCAGCCTCCCCCCGTCACAAATCGTACCGGCGTTGGCGGATAAGGGGATTTATCTGGCAAGCGAGTCAACCTTTTACCGGGTACTGCGTCGTCATGGAGAGGTGCATCGTCGGGGACGGCAACGGGCAGCGCAGAAAGTCACCCCGGCTACGAGTTGGCAGGCCAGCGGGCCGAATGAGGTGTGGACATGGGACATTACATGGGTTCCGTCAACCGTAAAGGGGCGCTGGTTTTACCTGTATCTGGTGGAAGACCTCTACAGCCGAAAAATCGTGGGATATGAAGTGCATGAAACTGAAAGTGGTGAGCAGGCGGCAGCCCTGATACAACGCACGGTCCTTCGGGAAGGATGCTGGCAAAACCCGCCGGTACTGCATGCGGACAACGGCGCGGCGATGAAGTCACAGACGTTGCAAATGAAGCTACACGAGCTGGCGATAACCCCCTCTCACAGCCGGCCGGGAGTGAGTAACGATAATGCGTATGTGGAGTCGCTGTTCCGGACACTGAAATATGTCCCGCAGTGGCCGTCATCAGGGTTCGGCAAGCTGGAGGAGGCGCGTGAATGGATAGAGGTTTTTGCTCAGTGGTATAACGAAATGCACAGACATAGCGGCATCAGGTATGTGACGCCGGGTCAGCGACATCGTGGAGAAGACGGTGTGTTGCTGAAAAATCGGGATGAGGTGTACAAAAAGGCAAAAGCGGAACGGCCTGAACGCTGGTCTGGCAGAACACGAAACTGGCATCCGGTAGGCAAGGTAATGCTGAATCCAGAACGGGAAAAACAGGCAGCCTAAATCAACCGGGGGTGCCAACTACCTTGACACTTACCGGTAGTTTCCTTGAGCGGATTAATGATGTTCTTCAAGACCCAATCACACCCAGGCTGCGCCGGAACACGTCGTGTATTGGTATTAAATGGCATTCCTCGTTCTTGCCATTTCTTAGCGGCGTTAATTGTATAGCCGTATAAGCGGGAAATTTCTGTAAGGGTTAATTCTTCTTTCATCCGGTTATCCTCCATTAAATTTGCGTAAAATTATTTATCTGATCTGCGCATTCAGGAGAGCGCCTAAAACGCTTTATAACGAAGGGAAAGATCGAGGCGAGGAAAGGGATTGGCTGGTGTTAATAGTCGCGTAGCGACCGCGCTGGTGGGCTGCACTGCACCTGTTTTGAAATCTCACACGCACATCAAAAACCGGGGTGCCGAAAACTCCCTTTATTTCACCCGTGGAACAGTACCTTTTGATTTTGTCAAGTATTTTTTATAAATAATCGAAAATATTTTTCACGCGAGGGCAAATCATGAAGACTAAAGATATTAAGATTGACTTTGAAACTGTTGATGACGTTCGGGAACATCGTATTGATTCTACTGGCTGCATCTTCCAGCTTACTAACTCCCCTATTGGATTGATTATCTATGTAGCAGAAGATGACGTGTACGCTATATGGGATGGACAGGATGAGTTTAAAGGCGGGAATAGCCATCTGATCAATACTCATGAGGGATTCGATCCGACTCCTGTCTGTATGCTTGCTTATCACGTAACACTGGATGAACTACCGGAAGCAAGCGCGCGTATCCGTAAAATGAAAGATATTAAGTGATGTAAGTGATTGATTCTATAGCCCTGTCCTTGTGATGGGGCTTTTTTATTGCAAAAATTTTAGTTATTGGGGTTTACAACATTTAGGTTTGCCAATTCGCCTGGCTAACTCTTGCTGAGTGATTTCTGACTGTAAAAAAGCATTTAACAGCAATACTTTAGAGGCGACGCTCAAAGGTACTTCAATAAAGTGATCATGACTATTTAATGGCGAAGGTAACGGGATAAGCTCGTTATCTTCAAAATAAAAATCAAATGCGGTCAGTAAAGCATCTTTTGCCGCTTCCATCGCTTCAGCGACAGTTTCGCCCTGCGTCAACGCTTCAGGGATATCCACAAAAGAAACCATATAACCGCCTTCCGGCGCGGGTGTAAGAGTGACGGGATAACGCATAATTTCGACTGTCTCTCGCATGTCATTAACCTTTTTAATTGGCGATTAACTCAAACCGAGTTGTTTCAGGATTGCTTTACGCAGGAGTGACGCGGCATGACACTGCGCCTCCCATGAAACCTGAGTTTCAAATGGTTGCGGCCATTCGCTACATCGACGCCCTGAGATTCGAGCCAACGTCTGAACTCGCTTTGTTTCACATCGCCTCCCTGCCGCTGAGTATATCAATAAAGTAAACATTAGTGTTTACCCCTATGTGTAATTTGCTCGAAAATAGCACTAAATCGCCGCAACGGCAGAATGCAATGCAAAATCAGGAAGGAAGATTCCAGAATTTCTTTGCGCTAATTTGCAAAACTGAATAATAATGAGGTAGCCTGAGTTTAACGGACACTCCTTCCTGAAATAGAATGG